TATCTCTATGACCCAGGCCCCACAACGAGTTACTTTGATAACCCTGAACCATCGCAGATTGACGGGGTGGGCGTCTGGGACCAAGGGATTGCCATAGTCCGCATCCCCGTCTTCAAATCTGAAATATATTGCGCCCAAGATGGCCATAGTGCCTCCTTACTTGCCCAATGCCCTGCGGATAATCCTGAGCCAAATGGAAAGTTGCCGCTTCTTGATGTACCGGGTGCCCTGCTTGGCGAAGGCATCCAGTTCCGGCAGAATCGTCTCCAGCACTTCCCTGCAAGGGGTTTCGTTGATCCGGGCCAGTTCCTTGGTGATGTCTGCCGGGACCGGGCGCTCTGCAATGCCCAGCGAGTTGCACAGGGCTTCCAGCATGGATTCCATGCGGAACAGGGCGGTGCTGACCGGACCTTTGGGGGTTTCATCCGGGTCAGGTTCAGGCCGTGGCTTGATGACGGGGCAGATGGGAGGTAGGACTTCTTTGATCCAGCGGGATTTGGTGGAATGCTTTTCACCATTCCAACGCCAACCCGGCTGGTCTTCCAGAATCTTCTTGATGGTGCCCCAACTGGTTCCCCAGCCAATGGCCCCATCTGAACGGAGAATAGCCGTCAGCCCCGCAATCGGGTAGGCATCGGGCGGGAGGTCGTGCAGGGAGGCTGTGATCTTGGTTTTGAGATTCATGTGATTCTCCTTTGGAGGTTGTTAGAGGTTGTTGTGAAACTCTCGCAGGTAAATAGGCAACGCTTCTTTGAGAAAGCCACGGTTGATATAGATTTGGATCAAATGCAGATCCCAATTTTGATACCAACCGATGGTCGTTACCTTATGGTTGAAGTAGATGGGCCTTTGCTCGATAAAGTTGGCCATGAATCGTTCCCAAGTCATGATGGGTAGGCCAGGTTCATACTTTGGTTTAGTCATGACCACTCCTAAGCATGTAGCCTTGCCAGACGCCAAGGGCAAAACCGACCCAGAGACAGATGATTGCGAGAAGGATGGGGTGCATTATATCCCCCTGAACACGGGCTGTTGTTTGATCTGTTCGATGGTCTGGTCAACTTCGGCCAGGAATTGGAGCGCAGCGGCTTCCATGAGGATGATTTCCTTCTCATCACGCATGAAGCGGAAAATAATGAGTTGGTATTCTTTGGGCAGGCGCGGGTCGTAGGAGCAGAAGTCAACATAGTCGGACTCGGCACACATCATCTGCGCCAACATTTGTTTCCGGTATTGACTTGGCGTAACACCCAAAAGCAAGGTTTCAAGGTGAGTCCCGGTCTTAGGGCATTTAAATTCTACAAGGCCCTTGGTGCCAACAATTATACCATCAGGTGATGCTGCAATCCGGTCATACTTAGGGTGCAGGATAAGGCCAACTTGGGCTACCTTCTGCATGGTCACAGCTTCATAAGCCGCCCTGGCCTCTGCCTCAACCTCAATGCCGCGCTTCATATCCTCAGACTGGAAATCCTCCTGGTAGGGTTCGCCAGTCAAAATTTCGCAAACCAACCTTGCCCGGTAATTACGCCTACCTGCTGATTCCCCGGACTTTACCTGGCTCATGAGGTCCGAGAGGTGTGAAGCTGTGACCAAACCAATTCTCGCGCGGTACCAAGCGTCTGTTCCTTGTTCCACGTTGACAACTCGCATCAGAATGCTCCTTCCATGGGCAACGCCATGGGTTCAGCACCAACCGCCTTCTGGATGAATGCCGTGGTCTGGGCGGCAAATTCCTTCTCCCTGGTGCGGAGTTGGGGCAGAACGACACTGGCAGGATAGTTAGCCTTGGCAGTCGTAACCTTTCCAGTGAATTCCTCCAACTCATCCAATTTATTCTGGACTCGCAGGGAGTTGCCGATCTTCTCCAACAGAACATTCCATTCCTGGGTTTCAATGTCGGTCCAGACAGGGGCCTTGGGCTTTTCAGGCTCCTTGGTTCCTCCCTGATTGGCGGTGGTGCCAGTGGGCTTGTGGCTTGCTGCCTCGCCATCGTCGTCTTCAGCGCCAACCCCAAGGATACCCGCTGCGGCATAGCGTCTGAGATAGGTAACGGCAGAACCAAGGGCCTGGGGGGTGATACCCTTCGCCACCGGGGTAGAAAAAACTTCCGACAACCATTGGCCACTGGAGTGCATCAGTATTGACTCAACATTGAGAATACCCTGGTCAATGGTGCCAGTGAAACTAGGGAATTGCGCCAGGGATAGGCCATTCTTGCCCATTAAGGGACGAATGGTGTTCAGGACTTCCCCTAGATCGGCATACTTGGATTTGAAGAATGGGTTTGTTGCTAACTTGGCAGCGTTCTCAACCTCGCCCTGAAAAGCAGACAATGCCTTGGCGAGTTCATTGATGGATTCAGAATTCTTCATGGGTCATCTCCTGGGACATAGTGCGGATATCATCCGTAGTGGGTTTAAACGTAGCAACCTCTTTGTAACGGTGGGACAGTTCATCCAGGTAGGCCCTGACGCCACTCGCGGCGTTCATCAGGTCTGTATAGAGACTGTAGGCATCGTCTGTGGCCTCGTTGGCACCCATGGCAGGATCGGCAACCCAGCAATAACTGAATGTGCCACCTTCATGAAGGGTAAATGACATGGTTAAATTGCTACCCTCCTGTCGCTGTTTAACTGAGATCATCGGGACTCTGCTCATGGATGGCTCCTTTCTTGGGTGGTGGGATGAATGGCGGGAAACCGTGGGCCTCCAGAAATAAATTCAGGATTCTTTGCCCACTGGCACCTGGGGCACGTTTGCCATGAATCCAGTTATAGAAGGTCCGGGTTGGGATGCCGATCAGTCTGCACATTTTCCCGATGGTCTGGTATTTGGCCCGCAGGGCAATCCAGGGTTCTGGCAGGGTGTTTCTCATGCTTCCTCCAAGAAAGTTTAATGGTGTAACGGCGAATAGCTTTTACCGTTGGATCAAAAAAATAACCCTGTTCATCACAATGGTCGCAGCCGTTCCAATAGTAGTCATCAGGTTCCATGCGATCTCCACCAGACCGGGGCCGGTCATTGAAGCCCCCAGCACCTTCACACGCATCACATTCAACCTTGGTCGGGAAAGTGGCCGTATCATCAAACGGCACGAGAACAGCGTTTCGATACATGGCGGGCTCCAGAGCGGGGTGGGTGGTCTTGCCTCAGTAACTAAGTTAGGCCCATTGGGTGCATAGTCAAGGAATTATTTTTGGGATTGATGAAATAAAAAAATGTCGTAAGAAAAAAATAGTTTTCGCTTCATTCTGGGGTTGCCCTCGCTTGGTCCCGCTTAATTATTTGGGCGGCAGCATGGCCAGCGGTGCGGCCCACAAGAGAACCTGTGGCACAATTGGCTAATCGGATAACATAGAAAATTAGATTAGGTTCTGGGCCGATACAGGACGGCTTGGAACTGCCGGAAGCCAGTGGTGGAGTGGGTTCCACTATCTAGCTTGGCGCTTAAACCACCTACCAAGCTGGTGCTCGATTAATAGGCATTATATTCCCGCTAGGCAAATCCGCCATGGATATACGGCAGAATGAGCCTATGGCCAGATATAAAAATACCCGGCTGGGCTACTAACCCTAAGCCGGGTACCCGGGGCTATTGCATCAATCCATCAAACCTCCGTCAAGCATCATATTCTCAACCATGGTCGCATTATGGATATCTTCCGCTTTGATGTCCGGGACCGTAGGCTGGGCCAGGGGCGGGGGAGTAATATCCTTGATCGGCTGGAGATCCCTGGGCCTGCCTTGGGAAAACCGATTGAGGTTGTAGACTTCCTTGCGACCTTCCACCTTGCCCATGGCGTGCATGATGCGCATGGATTCGCTGATCTTGTCCAGCAGGGCAAGGTCAATCTTGGGATCGAAACCAAGCGAAACGACCAGCTTGTTAGCCTCTGTGAGCCAGGGAGTAGGTTGATCAGTCTGGGGAATGAACGGCAAGGGAGGATTGTAGGAACGCTGGGAATAGTAGGTGTCCGGTTTGCTCTTCCGGTCTTCCCGCTCTGCCCAGAGCCGGTCATAGTAGCGTTCAAGGTCATCTTCCCAA